TGTATAATCCTCAAGATTCCTAATTCTATTCTCAAGTTTATAGATATCCTTCATCTGATATCTCTTATGAGTAGGCAATGAAAGAATCGCATTGCCAGGATCAACCAGATATGGTGGTAAGAAGATTTCTGCAATCTTCATCGCACCGTCAACTGCTTTTGGTGCAGCAGGGAATTCTGATGGAACTCCAGTAACTAATTGGAGATCTGATGCTTGTGTAAAATAGATAGAATCAATTCTTGGCAGATAATGATCATATGTCAGAACAACTGATTCATCCGATGCAAGAATATTCTTAGCTGAGTTATTTGTCTCAGAGAATGTTCTTGATAAGAATTCAAACGGAGATCTTACGCTTGTTACATACTCAGAAACTCTTGGTCTAAGATCAATAAGATCACTTTGTCCTGTTCTCTCAGGTGCAATATCGCTATAGTCAAATCCATCATATGAATTTACTGTAGTAATATCACCAGTATCGGATCCAGAATAAGATCCCGACTCAAAAATAACCGTCAATCTTCTGGTAGGAGTTCTACCAGATTTACGTACCAGTTTGGAATAATTGTACAGAGTGTCTGTTTTTCCGGTATCAAGCGTAAAGTCTTCAGAGATATTTTTATCTGCAATAGAAACATCACTGATTACAGCGGTGTGTCCAGAGTCAACAAAATCTACAGTTTCTCCAACAGCAAATTTATTCTGGTTCAGTGATACGAAAGAAATCTTCAGATCATTGACTCTTCCTGTATGTACACATACTGCGCCAGATGTTCTACCAATTACTCTTTCTCCAATAAGAAGATCTCCAGTTTTATTAGAAGGTCCGCTGATTGACAGGAAAGTAAGTTCGGGTTCTGATGCGTTGGACGTAGTGCTGGATTCAAAAATACCATAGACTTTAGTTACATCTGAAATATTCAGACAAATTTCTTCGTCTTGAACTCTGGTTCCATAAACAGAACTAGATGTAAGTCCGTTATTAAGAGTTGTCGTTCCGATACCTGCACCAGTATTTGCATCATTACCAATAACCAATCTTTGAACTCTATTTCTATTCTTGACTTTACTCTTGACGTTAATCTTTCTCAGAGTAGCAATAAGTCTTGCATTATTGTCGTTTGCACCAAGACCACTAATAGTCAGTTCGCTAGAGTCTGCATTGAAAGTAAACTTGTCAGATCTCAGAATTTCATGAGATCCGTCATCGCGAATGAGAACATATCTTTCTTCATCATATGGAAGGAAAGTTTCACTTTCATCAGCTTCTACTGTATTTGTTTGATTATTAGTAATCGTAACAGAATACTCTTTTCTGATAGTCAGTTGAGCATCAGTAAAGTCAATGCTCTTGACATATGGTTTTGGAAGTTGTGTGGAAAGAGTGTTGTCAGTAGATGATTGGAATTTTGATCCAAGAAGTTCTAGATCATTTACACTCTGTGCAGAAGTATTTGGAGAACCTTCACAAACTCCTGTAACAGTAGTAACTCCAGTAACAGTAACCGACTTAACGTCTACTGCAGTAATTCTATTGATGGTTGGTACGTTGTCGCCAGGAACTGTATATCTTACGAGTTGACCAACTTTTGCATTATTATTGAATACAAAGTTGCTAGATCCTGATGCGATACTAATCGTAGAACTTCCTGCTGATCTAGCAGTGATTGATGCAAATCCAACTTTGTGGTCTGCTTGCTGGATAACATCACCAGCAAATACAACAGAACCAGACTGTTGAGTCAGTGACTGAACATCAGAAGTGTCAAATTCTGTAACTAGTGTAGTAAATCTGCTGGTATCTTCTTTGCCGTTAAAGATGAGTTTTTCGTTAGCAGCAAATGATCCTTTGACACCGTAAACTGTTGCAATACCAGTATTATTTACGTCATATCTCAAGAATCCTGTTGCACCAGATGCTTTACCTTGAATGCGAACAGGTGTAGACAGAGTTACATTCTGATTTACAGACAACTCTACATATGGATCAATATCAAAGAGGGTAACATCCCATTCATTAGTATTGGTATTGTTAGCGGAATATGATCCAGACTCTAATGCAAAGTCATAGACTCGTGCAAGACCAATTTCTTTACCGCCTTGTGAACTTGCACCAACACCAATTCTTTCAGATCTCAAAGAGACAATGAAAGGAGATGACATGTCCAGTGTTGGAGCACCATACACACGGTTCAGTGTATATGTTGAACCCGTTTCATAAGCAATACTTGCTTCTTTTTCTCGTCTAGTTGTTCTTGGTTTTGCAAAGTCTACATATGAGGTTCCATTAATCTTTGCCTCATATCCCTTGACATATGCTTTACCAGGGGAAACTTTATATGTTCCAAGATCTTCACTTGGAGTTAGATTGTTATATGTTCTTTGTGTGGCATTAAATACACCATTATTTCCAATACCATCGTTCAAAGTATTTCTAACTTCTACTTTGAATGGTTTTACATAATAATCTCCAGATTCTTCCGAAGTTCTTCTTGCAAGTTCATCTGCAAGAATATTATAGATTGGAGTATCTGTTGTATTTCTAAAAATTTGTCCTTTTCTAATCTCCATAAGAGAAACAAAGTTCTCTGTGGAGGTTTCTCCAAGATTTCTCTTAGAAAGGATTGCAGTAATTTTTAATCTATCAGCACCAGGTGCTGCATAGTTTGAAAATCCTTGAGCGTTATCATTCAGACTTTGATCATCATCTGGGGTGATGATCTCTTCAATAACATCAAAACCAACTCTGTAATCGGGTTCATCACTATATGGATCAAGAATCAGAGTTTGTGCATCAACCTCAACAAAGTATCCTCTAAGATAGTAAACACCAGCACCTACAATGACAGCACTTCCTGTCTTAATTGCATCAGCAGCAGTGTTTGCAAATCCTTCCCCAGATTGGAATACAATGGAACCAGAGGTGAAAGCTGAAGCAAGATTTAGTCTCTCTTCAGAATTGAATGTTTCTTGATTACCAGTACCGGTCGCCAGATAGGAAACATACAAAGTATCAAATTCGTTATCAATCGTTCCCGCAGGAAGGCAATATTCAATCTTCGCTTCTACCTTGGAATCATTACCAACAATCTTTTGTCCAACCAAAAGACTGAGGTATTGGTCTACATCTACACCCAAATATGAAGGCAGAACTTTTACTGCCTCAAATTTGTTATACGAAAGCTGTCCAGGGATGACAACAGATCCATCCTTGAAGATGTGATTACCAAATTGCTCAACCTGATTCTGCAAGAAAGACTGCAGTGTTGTCAGTTCTCTTGCTTGTACAGGATATCCCGGTTTAAATAAAACCTTGTAGAAATCTTTCGCCTTATCGAAATCGTCGAAGTAAGGTGAAATATTGAGGTTGGTAGACTGCGGCATGATTCCTTAGAATTGCAAAATAACCTTGATATCTTCTTTTTGGTTCGTAGACCTTGTAATAGATGGTCTATTGTCTACGTGGATAATGTTTCCAGAGTATTTTTCAACTTCTGGATTAGCGACACCCCTGACGAAGTTTTGACCAAAGTAATATGTCCTACTATTTATTGAGGTTGACAGACCACTAAACTGCTCGTCAATATTCAAAGTCACGCTTCCGCCATTGATCTCAGTAGTTCCACCAGCACCTACTGTTGGACTGAATCTATGAAGTGTGAACCCAAATTCGGGGGTCTTATTTTGAGTCCCATCAGTATTAAATCCAACAAGAGTTCTATCTTGCCAGTACTTCAGAACACCAGTATTGGTGTCATAAGAAACAACTCTACCAACAGCAGTAGAACCAACTCCAACAGTTTGAGTGATTCTTGAATCTGCATCAAATACGGCTGTGCTATATCCAGCACCAACCAGTTTCAACGCATAAAGACCACTTGCTTTCTCATCAGTCAATAATGTTGTTGAATTGAAAGCAGTTGGATTTTCAATAACACCAATTCTTGAGATTTGGTTGCCAGTAATAAAGTCTGGATTCTGAACATCATTCTCAATTCTGGAGTACATCAGAACATTGGATGCACCCAATTCTCTATAGATGTCTGCACCATGACCACCTTTTGGTGGAATGATGACATCAAATACTGGATCAACACTTCCTACAGGAACACCACCTGCTACCAGGTCAACTGTTCCGTATGTGTAACCTTTACCACCTTTTGAAATAGTAACAGAACCGACTTTGGAGTTGTTGTTAATAACAACTGTCGCTTCCGCACCAAATCCATCTCCCTTGATAGGAACTCTTGTATATGTTCTATTCGCTGTACCAAGACCTACGCCACGATTATTGATACTGACAATCTTTAACTGCCCACTGGTCTCTGCATTATTTCTAACTGCTGCATCTCTTGTGCTAGTTTCCCAATCTTTGGGAACTGGCATGAAGTGAGTAGAGTCAAATTTAACAATATCTGCTGGTTTGATTGTGTACAGATATTTCCAGATATATCCATCACCACTGGTTCCAGCTGCTCTTGGTTCCAGGTCTGTAAAGTCGGGTTCATCCAGAGATGGTCTACCTTCTGGGTTTTCTGGATTTGTTCCGTTATCTAGACAGATGTAAACCTTAAAATCTGTATTTACAACATAATAGTTTGCCGAATACAAACTAGTTGCATCAGAAGGTTTTGATGTTTTTGTTCTGCTTACATCATGGCGGTACATGTCGTAAGTTGTACCAGAACTCCAACTGCTCTTACGAACCATCTGCTGAATATTTTCAGCAGGAATCTTCTTCACTGCTACGAGAGTATCGTAGGTGGAATGCTCTTCATCAAAACTATCCTTCGGTGACGGAGGATTCGTGTTCCATGTAGATGAAACCTCAGTTGCATTAGGTAGTCCAACAAATGCATAGTAAGAATTGACGGAAGAACTCGCAGCAGCAACGAAGTTCTTCGCGTTCAAAATTCTAAATTGATCTGTTATAATTGCAGCCATTGCTGTGGGTTTTTTTCTATATTTATGTGGTGTAATTACGATGTTTTAGAGCAATCGAACGCTGGACCAAAGGTGAGGTAGAAACACCTGCCAGTCCATTGTTATAACGGGTGAATGATTGTGGTTTCTTTCTGGTAAGACCAGAGATCAGACCCCAACTATATTCTCCGTAGAAGTTAGTCATACCAACTCCAGATAAGGAAGTATTTAATCCTTCCCATCCCTCAAGATTTACGGTTACCTGAGCAACGTAAGTTTGTCCGAGACCAAGAACACTAGTCTGTGCAACAGATACTGCTACAGCCTCGTAAGTATTATCTATAAAGGAAGAACCGACACTAACTACGTTTCCATAACGATCCAGTGACGTAACTCCAGATCCTACGTTAGAATTTGAAACTACGAAGCGATAATTCTCCTGAACTCCAGGTACACCTGTAGTTCCCATACCAACGTTATTGACGTAAGTGTCTCTAATAAAGGATCCTGGTGGAACGATGAGATCGAATACCAAACCAAATGTTACACCGATACCAGCGTTAGAAGTTGTCTTGACACCAACAACATCACCAAAGTCACCCTCATAGTCAACTTTCTCCATCAGTTCTCTCTTAGGCGCAGGTGCTTCAATCAGAACTGCGGGAGGATTGGAGAAGGTGTAACCAAGACCAGCATTGAGAACGCTGATAGAAGTTATAACTCCATCAACAATAGTTGCGCTTCCTTGTGCTCTTGCCGTTGTACCAAGTCCAACTGCCGCTGGGCACATGACGTGTGGTGCTGTCGAATATCCAACACCACCACTAGAAAGTGTAAACTCTGTAATTGTTCCTGCGATAGAAACTGTTGCAGTAGCGGCAGCAGCAATGCGAACATCTTGATCAATGACGAAAATTGATTTGTTTTGCTTCGCTGCGGGCAGATATTCTGCTTCATTATCAAAGAACGTCTTGACACTCTCTACAAATACTCTATCGGTAGAAACGCCGATTGGAGAAATAATCGTAGTGACTGGATTGATCTGGGGTTCATAGATTGCTCTATCTTTACCAACTTCAACGCCATTGATAATGGCATCTTCAGTCATTCTGCAGAGCTTAGCAGGTCTTTCGAGTTGATCATCTGTAGAAACACCAGGAGCAAAGTAAAGATCGGTAAAAGCATTATCAGTTGCGTTGATCTTAGTGATGAATCTTTGATTTTGCTGATACGCAAGATCATCACTATTCAGTGTAATTCCATCACCAACTTTGACTTTTTCCAGAACATCGACTGCAATAACATCACGATCACCATTACCTTTGTAGAAGATAATCTTACAAGTATCACCAGCAGCAGGTGCTTCTGTAAAGGTGATCAAAGATCCACCTTCAAACTCATATGCAAGTCCAGGAACCTGAAGAACATCGTTGATAAAGACAATCATAGTTGCCTGAATGTCGATGTTAGATCCTTTTCTTGCCTTAATTGTTGTAAACTCTCTGTTGATTTTAAGTGGGAATACTTTCTTCTGACCGTCAAATAGTGACTCGATTGGGTCCATAACCTGAAGATCACCAAGATTCCATCCAGCAAACAGATCTCTATGAGTTCTATCTACAGAGATTTGGAACTCTTCATATGTCAGACTTGTATTGGTAGGAATACCAACTGTTCCGCCGATAGCGACAGTAAGAGTTTCGCCCTGACCATACGAATAACCAGTATTTCTGATCTCAAAGTTGACGACACTAGATCCATTACCAACAACAATATCAGCAGTTGCAGCACTACCAAATCCTGTGATTGAAGTATCTGCGTAAATGAGTGGGATATTGTTGTATGACAGAGGTGCATCGAAGAATACAACTGGTGGATTGGTTGATGTATAACCAGCACCAGGATTTGTAATAGCGATACTTACAACGTGACCATTCTGAACAGCAGCGGTTCCGATGAACTCAATGTTAGGTGTTCCAAGACTTGTCGTTCCAACACCAACGTTAACAACTGGTTGAACACCAGGTCTATAACCAGAACCAGTGTTACCGATACTAATTGCGGAAATCGTTCCTGCTACAGAAACTGTTGCAGTTCCTCCAGCAGCGACAAGTGGTTGGAAACCAAATCCTGCAGTAGAACCAACAGAAACAATCTGACCAGATCTAGGAAGTTTTGCAGTATTGATATCTGTAGATACATTAGGATCACCAGTAAACGTAATTGTGGTGATACCAGTTGTACCTTCAGTCAGGAAGTAATCTCCATCAATTCCAACGACACCAGTTTGTCTTCTTGGCATCTGGAAGATACCATTAACAAGAACAACAGCATTACTAGTTGAGAATCCAGCAATATCATTACCTTCAGATCTCAAGATGAAATCTTTAGCTGATCCACTGAACGCTTCTGAAATATCATCGAACAGATAGTTCTTACCATACGTCGAAGCATCATTTCCAAGTTCACCAGACTTAGTGAATACACGACCTGAGAAAGTTGATCCAGTAACCAGACCAACATAATCCTGTTCGTCGTATCTGTTCGTTGGGTTTGTGAAAGGAACAGATCCGTATGGTGCTTGTGAGAAGTGAATCTTGTTCTTAGAAATGTTATAATTACCTTCCATCTTGTAAACAAGATCTCCAGACGAGTGAGTCTGAATACCACTACCCATGTGTCCCCTTCGGACAAGTAGTGTTTGCGCGGCACCATACCCAACGGTATCCACCTTCATAAGTTCATTGTCAACTTTCAATACGTCTCCAGAGAATATCGAAGTGATACCCGTTAGACTTATTTGATTGGTGACAAGTCTGACATCATTAGTCAATGTTGTTGTAACAGCAGTTGCAACAATTGGTGACTGAATCATATTGTCAACACTAATCAAACATCTTGAATTAGTGTTCTTAGAACTCAGAGAGTGTGATGTTCCAATACCAACAGCAGTGATTTCAAGTGCTTTTGGTGATGCTGCGTTAGCATCTGCAGCAGATCCTGCAAACCTCAGTTGTCTTTCATTGTCCTTAATCGCAAAGACAGATCTTGGAAGTTTGTCGGTGAGACCAATACCAGTGATCGTTGTTGTTGCAATACCAACAGCGTTTTCAGTGCTTGCATCAGCACCTTGATATGTGTATTCCAGTTCTTCACCAGTAACGTAGAAGTTACGTGGAACTTCAACTGTGTTGAGACTGAGATCAACAACATTGCTGTCATTACCAAAGAAATATCTCTCGAAGATTGGAACTTGTCTTGAAGTCAACTCGAATTCATCTGCGAGTGCATTTGCAGCACCAACGTATGATCCAAAGTCAGCATTAAGAGCAGTGTTGTTCAAATCAACAGTTTTGTTTAGAGCTGTGTTATGCTCATTAGCAACTGCTTGTTGGAATACTCTGATATCAACAGCAGTGCTAGCATTTGGAGTAAACTTCAATTGAGTGAGTGCTCCACTGTTATCTACAGTAAAGTCTCCAAGATCAATGTTGGTAAAGACATCACCAAACTGAGTCAAGTATGCATTACCATCGTTATACATTACTGCAAGTTCAGTAATCTGATACTCAGTGTTTGTAGTGTCAGTAATTACTGCTGTGCAATAAGTTGCACGATAACTTGAGTCATGATTAAACTCGGAAATTGTAGTTGCAGTTGGTGATCCAGACGCGGCGATTTGTGTGAACGTACTCCTATATTCTGAGTCAAGGAATGAAGTAGAACCAATTCCTGTTCCAGATGCAGAAGATACGATCTTCAGAGTATTAACGGTATGTGACGTTGAGAGTCCGACAAATGGAGTCAGTTGGAAATTGACATTTCCACCAGAGATAGTTGCACCATAAGTACCGATTCCAGTAGAACCTCCGGGAACCAAAGATCCGGTATCAAGTTGCCCATAATCAATAAAGTGGACATCAGTTCCATCATGGACATAGTTGAGTTCATCAACTTCCATGTATGATCCATCAGATGCCTTGATTGTAAGAATCAAGTGACCACCACGCTCTGTAGTTGGAATCTGAACAACGTTTGTTGCAGTAGTAGTTCCTGCACCAACATTAAACGATGTTCCTGCAACAGAAACTGATGTTCCAAAATCAATATCCTCAGACTCTACAAGATCATTTGTAGAGAAGGATACGAGAGTAATGTCATAATCATTCTCTTCTGTTTTAGTTGGATAGAAGAGGACAGCTCCTTCATTACCAACAATGGTAAAGTCGAATGAACCAAGTTCCTGTGCAGAGGAAAGTCTTGCATATTGATTAATATATCCAAACGAATCATCATGAAGAAGTGCGAGCAGGTTTGACTGAGTTTCTCCTGCAAGAACAACATCATTAATGAATACCAGGTACTTTCTGAATCTGTTTGTAGCCAGTTTAAATGTGTCAACAGTAGAGAACTTAGTAACTCTTGGATTACTATTAAATTGATCAGCAAGATCGTCAATCATCAAGACTCTGTTACCAACAGACTCAAGATAATCTTTCAGTTCAACATTGTTAAAGATTACTTGGTTTGATGCAGTTCTATCAAGAAAAATATTGTTCTCTCTTACAAGATCAATATCATTTTCACAGTTAATATCTACAATAGATGCAATATCACCAAATCCAAAGAAGTCTCCACCATTCTGATCTGTTCCAAGACCTGCCTGAGCAATATCAGACTCAACAACCATATTACCAAACTTCTTGAATCCAGAAGTGTGGTTCAGATCTTCAACTGCAGATCCCCACTTATCAATTGCAACCTTAGACTTGAGGTCATATGCAAAGTATTGGTAGTAGTCATTATCATGAGTTCTCTGCAGAGAGTTGTTCAAGAATCCAGTTTCAGTTTGCCAACCTTTCTTGACAATTGAACTTGCACTAACTTCAAAGATTGACTTAAAGTTGATAACGTCAAGAATGATTGCTTGTGTACCAGATGTACCGCCAATCAAACGTTCTCCTGCAACAAAGTCATCGTTTGTCGCAATCTTAAGATCCCCATTGTCAGCATCCCATGTCATTACTCTGCCATTTGCAGAAGGTGTAATTACATGTTCACCTCTAAAGAATTGGTTGTCTCGATATTCAATGTCAAACAGTGGGAAGTGTTTTTGTGGAACAATTCTTCCATCCGAGTTTAGAGCATCAAATAATCCTGTTGTTTCACCAATACCAAGAAGACCATTAATATTGTATGTGATTGTTGCCCCGATGCCCCCGATATTAGGATCAGTAGCGGTAATCTGGAAGAGTTCATAATTGAAAGCTCTTGAGTTGAATCCTTTCGCTGTTGAACCAATACCAACGCTGATGTTCTCTACAAGAACTTTATCACCAACATCAAACGGGAAGTTTGAAGCATTACTGAAACTTGATCCAAGAGTAACAATAACGTTCTTGTTTCCAGAGTCAAATGTAATGGTGCTGATACCAACTCCATTTGTGTTATTGATTGGAATAATTTCTGAGTTCTTGCTACTAATACCCTTAGAGTTTTCAATGATTGAAACTTCAGTATCTCCCAGTTCATATTCGAGAACTGCTTCTTTAACGACAGACTTAGTGATCCTATCTACAACAACAAGATCAGGTGCCTTCAGATAGTTTCTACCAACAGACGTAATTCCAATTCTTTCATATGAGAACAAGTTCTCAACATTAAGAATCTCTGGAAGTTGTGCGGTTGGTCTGAGTGTGTTGTCTGAAGGATAATCAAATCCAATATCGAGAATATTGATATTACTAATAGAACCAATTCCAATACCATATGGTTCGAGAACAGCACCTGTTCCGACTCCTGAAGTAACTTTGTCAATACCAGGAAGTCTTGCATAATTTCTTCCCGAGTTTGTTACAACAACAGACTTGATTGGACCATATGCAGATTTTGAATTGGTTGAATATGCAAGTTCTCCATCATCAGTATTGTATGATGCTTGCTCTGGATATTCGGGAATAGTGTAGTTAAATTGAGTTCCTGCTACACCAGAAACTGTGTGTGTACCAGAATACTTACTAGTAATAATTCCAGGACGAACTGCAACATTAACACTGTCCCCAATCACCATTCCGTGGGTGGATCCAGTCGATACTGTAACCTGATGTCTAACGGTAGTACCTTCAACCAGTTTAGAAGCAGGATAAACTGTCGTAAAACTATGAGCATCACCGGTTCCAGGAGAATTAATAAAGAGAGTTGAATCACCTCTGTGACTTGCTGCAACACCAACGAAAGATCCAGTTGATCCAACGCCAACAGGTACAAGTGCAATCTCAAAGAGATCATCTGTAACTTTACCAATGTAAAGAGTTTCTCCTTCAGTAATTCCACTACCACCACTTCCAATCGTTGAGACTCCAACGGCTGATGGTGAAGAACCTGAAGAATAAGTTACAACATCGCCAGTCTCAAGTCCGTGATTTGGGATGAAGAAAGTCTTGGTTGGAATTTCAATTGCTGTGATTCCTGCACCAGGATTTGTAAACACCAGAGAAGATGTAATACCTGGTCCAGCAGTGAGTCCAACACCACAAGTTTCGGATGGATCAAAGTAAAGTTGACGATCTCTAATGACTCCACTGGTTGAAGATGTGATTCCCAGAGGAATAGTAAATCTTCTTGGTTTCTCTGTCAGAGCAATACCTGCGATTGCAGTTCCAATAGATACCGTTCCATTCTGCTCACGCAGAACTCTGAGTCTGTTACTTACGGTATCGATGTTCAGAACTTTCAGATCTTCATCAAAGAGTTGATAAACATCATTTTCTCGAACATCTGCAACATTTCCGATAATATTGATGAATGTTGCAATGCCAGTGTATCCAGCAGTTCCAACACCTGTTGCCAAGATTGGTTGATTGAACCTAACATCAATCTTACCTACAGTGCTGATACCACTACCAGAGAACGCAATAATGTCTCCTCTAGAGTAGCCATGAGGGTCTGTAGTAAGTCCCGTGAATGTTTCTGGTGAAAGTGGTACTAACTGAACATTATTGTCAGTTACAGTCGAAATAGAGACTGCTGTGACTTGCTTTCCTTTCAGAGATTCAACCTTAGCAATCGCTCCACTACCACTAGTAGATTGCTTGAATACTACGTTATCTCCAACGTTGTAATTGATACCACCAGTAACAATACCAACAGTCTGAATACCAGCTCTTGTAGTGCTGCTGACTACTGTGATTTGTTTTTTGATTCTGTCGGGATCGATAACGAAATCATAATAACTTCTAGATTTGGACAGGTTATACGGTGTTGTGTTGCGACTCCATCCAGTTGCATTAAGATCAATCTCATCCTGATTGGATTTTCCATCATAGTTGTACTCGATTGGTTTCGACTTATAACTATCACCAATGATGTATGGGAACTGAGGTCTTCTGAAAGATCTAAATGGACCTATAGAATCGTTAACACCACTGATTGTCGTAAAGTAAGCGTAGACGCCCTCAGGATACTCTGGAGTGGGTCCAAACTTACCGTTGTGTGCATCTAGGTCTCCTGAGTTATTAAAGGTATAATCCTCTACAAAGAACCCTGCAGGGTACTCAGAAAGAGTTGGTCTTTCAGATGAAAGAATCAACTGATAACCAGGTCTCATTCTTTGGACATTATTTCCAATATATCCATAAGGACCGTAAATTGGATTGCCGTCATATGCCCATCCAAGGATAGGTGAGTGAACTGGAGTATCTACTTCTGCACCATTTACAAATCTAAGGTCAGGTACAAGAATTTCATTGCCACCAGAAAACTCTCTTCCAAGAGCTGATGCTCTCAAATATCTTGATGCATATGCATGAGTATACTTCAGACCATACTTTTCAGACAGTGCGCTATCAATGATGCCATCATCATCTGTAATGTCATCAGTGCTGATCAGTCTTTCGACTTGGTTTACTCTCCACTTTTTAATTCTTGCTTCAAATCTTGCTTCTAATCCTGCAGCAACAACATTTACAGGAACTCTGTCTTCATATCCAATACCTTGGAAGACAACTTTTACATCGACGAGTTCGCCATTTTGAACTACAGGAACAAGAACAGCGCCCTTTCCAGTCTTTGTATCAATATTCAGATTAGGAGAAGAGTTATATCCAGAACCATTTCTGGTTACAAAAACATCAACGATCTTTCCGTCTTGAACAACAGAAAGAACTTCTGCACCAGAACCAGAGTTCAATGTGAAGACGGGTTGTCTTTCATAGTTCAAAAGTTTTTCTGCACCATACTCAATACCACCGTTGGTAATTTTGACTCCAGAAATAGGTCCTCTGAAGTGTGCATCAATTTTTGCATTAAAGTCTTGACCAGCAAAAGTTGCAATTCCGATACGTCCAGTGATGGTAACAGTCAGCGGAGATGAAGCATCGCTGGTGTATCCACTTCCTGGGTTCAGAACCGATACTGATCCGACTCTATTTTTATTTTCTACAGACCTAAATCTCTGAATTCCTGTGCCAGTTCCAGTCAGTTGAACAGTATTGATACCAATCTGTGCATCAACCTTTCTATTAAAGAGTTTTACCGTAGTTGCATTTACGATTTCAACAAAATATCTTGCTTCTGTTGTCAAACCAGTGACGCCATCTTGACCCTGTGGATCATAGATTACTTGCTCACCATCTCTAAACTTGTGGAAACTTGTAAATCCAATCTGATTATTGCTGAGATCAACAGTTGTAGAGTTGAACTCAGTGTCATGCTTGAAAGGAATTAGATTTGCTTTAGCAACTGCACCAGTTCCTCCGCCACCACTAATATTAACGACGGGTTCTTCAATGTAATTAAATCCTGCCTCAATAACATCAACTCTTGAAAGTCCACCTGTGACAGTTACAAGACCGACACATCCACTACCAGTATCATCTGCAATCGTCAATACTGGTGGATTCATTACATCATATCCGTTACCTGGGGCGATAACTTCAATATCTTGAATCTCACCGTAGTAAACTAGATCTTCTGCTTTGTAGTTTGAAATCTCAACACCATTAACAAGAATACCCAAAGCACCAGGCTCAGTTGGATATACTGCTGCATTGCCTTTATATGGTTCGTCAATCTTACGAATAAGTTTCTGAGGTTGAACATTCCTCAAACTCAGGTCTGACGATGCAAACTTAAAGAGATGGAAAGAATTATTTGTTACTGTACCTTCAACAGTTACAAAGTTGTCGGTATAGATGTTCTCAACACTTCTTGCAAGTTTAATCTGGTTGATGTTAATTTTTTTAACATAGTAGATACCTGCAATCAAATTCAGTTTATTATTTTCGTCTGCAGGAGAATATGCAACTACGTCTCCACTATAAAAACCATGATTAAGAATATTCATGGTTTCTCCAGAGAATGTTCCAGAGAAAGTTACAGTTCTATCATTGATAGCAATTTTGCCACTAGGATATGATGGCAGTGAAGGTGCTGCGACATATCTGCAATTTTTCAGATCAGTATATGAGTTCTGAACATTTGCTTCAATTTTATCAAGAGATGGATAGTTGGTTGATTTTACCTTTGCAACATCTCTTCTTACAGTATAATACTTGGTAGTATCAAGTTGTCCTTGACCTCGTACTTCAATCGAACGATTGTTGTCAAAAGAAACTACATTTGAAGAGAAAGTATTATTAACTCTTGCAGATACGAGGGTTCCACTGAATTCATTAGCATCTGAACTCAGAATGGTTACTGGGTCTCCAACATTAAAATTATGCTCATCATACAAAGTAAATTTGTATGTGAAGTTTGCACTATTGGTCAGTTCAACTTTTTCAACGTCAAATCGACCAGAAACGTTAAAGAACCAAGAATTTGACCTGAGGTCACTCAGTTCTGTTCCAAGAGTCTTAACATCAATCTGATCATCTTTTTCATAGTAATAATTTTTTTCAAGAATATCCAGATCACTCAGAACACCACTAACTCTTACTTTGACTGGATTTTCAGTTCCAATACCAGCATATCCGTATGCAAAGTTGTCAACTCTAAGTTCGTGTCCAAAATCAAGATTTGCTGAGACACCTGAGACACCAAAAAATTGAGTTAGTGATTTATCTTGATAATTGAGTTTAATATCTCTATTACCAGCAACTCTCGCAACAATAGTTCCGGTAGTACTGAATCCAACAGTAGAATCTACGTCAAGAACAGTTGCACCAATAGAAACACCAGTTGTTAACTGAGTTTTGGGATGAATTTGAAAATTTCCCAAAAGTGATGATTCTGGACTACTAGGATCAGAGTCTTTATCAAAATCGAGACTAATTACGTAATATGTCTTACCGCCTCTAAGAATATTCTCAACATTTGCAATCGTACCCTGAGCCCTATCAAAACCATCCCCAGAATCTTGGAAAAGAGTTTTTGATTTTAGATCTTCTGGGTTTCCTTCAATTGCTTCAACAACAACGTCTTTTGAAATTCTATATTGAGCATCTGATGGTTGAATCAGCAGATCTCTTGGTTTTACGACTTGTACAGACTCTCCAAAAAGTGCTCCAAAGAGAATCTGGAAGGAAATGTCAGTTCCCTTAGAAGAATAGAAATCTTTTGTCTGTTTGAGGAATAATCTCTGATTTAATTCTGTAGAAAGTTCTCTATCTTCAAATCCAGGAGCAATTTGAGTTTTTACCTTCTTCAGAAACTCTTGAAGGAAGAGAACACTCAAATTGGTGACAGTATCCCCATCAGCATGGTCTTCAGCAAGAGTTTTGCTGAAAACTAAGGAATCTTTCTCAGATGGGTTCTTATAACTTGTTACACCACTAAAACCACGAACACATCCAGTGAACTTGGTTGCTGTTTTATCTGTATATGAAATTACTTCGTTTCCAATACGGATAAGTCCGTATGAATCGGGGAAACCTTCCGTAGACGTTACAGAAATTTCAAGTTCGTATCTCTCAACATCAGCAGTGAGAGTTGTGCTATCTACTCTTCCGATCTGAGTGTCAAGACCAACATATTGGTCAATATTTTGCAAAAGGTCCAGTGGACCACTCTGATATTCAAGAGCTTTGTAATACTGCTCTAAGAATTTGCCTACGAAAGGAAAATCGTTACGAATGAACGATGGCAGTTGATGATCAACTACCTGACTGATTTTAATTCTTTGCTCAGACATATTACGATCTTACCAGGTCTCCGTTTGAGTAACTTGATGTAGAAATGTAGGTTGAACCAGCAGTATTAGCACCAGATGAGATCTCATCAAGTTGCATTCTCACTACACTGTTATTAATATCTAGTTGCAAATAAAGATCCTCTTTTCCGATGACATCATTGGACTTCGGACATGCAGAAACCTGAATTACTGGGATACCACCGTTAGTTTTTTCGGTTCTAGTGATCTTGATTGGTTTTAGTCTAATTTCACCTCTTTCATAATCAATGGTGCCAACGTTCTTTCTTACAATAAGTGGTTCGGTTGGTGACTTGAGTTTAAAGAGGTAGAGAGACCCCTGTGTGGCGCTAGAAGGCAGGTCTGAGAGGTAAACCGTGTCAACTATGCCATCAACATTAAATCCACTTGTTTTGATGTTGTAACCACTCATTCTCTTGATATGGAATCCATTACCAAAACACAGTTCATAGTCTGCAAGAGCATTAATTGCTGCCATTGCATCTCTACGCATTGTAATGGTTGTAATATTTGATACAACCGAGTCATGACTGTCGTCAACGACCTTTTGGAACTTACTATACTTAAATCTTGCTCCAAACTTATTCAGATCAGCTGAATCAGAGTATGAAGAAAGACTTGAGTCAATAATTGACTTGACAGTCGCTGCTCCAGGTGATAAATTGGAGTTATAGTAAGCAGTTACGTTATATTCGACATAAAGGTACTTCAAGTCGATAATTTCTGGTACAATACCAGCGACCGTGTACTGTTTTAACTTTGCAATGATATTATCTTTGATTACTCTAGAGATAAACTGACCATTGAAAGGTTTGATCGAAATAAAGACTTTTCCGAACCTTGGAGGAGTCAGTGTTTCGCCTCCATAGACGGAAATAGACTCTGCCTCGGGGTATATGGTCGGAACGATGCTTTCGTAGTCTCCAGAGGTCACTGCGCGGTTCTGAGAGGCATAAATGCGAGGTGCATACTTCTTGACAGAATCGACAGATTCTAATTCTTGTCCATTGTTGGATGCAATGTCAGTAGCGACCTGAGAAATACCATCTGTGATCAAAGTTCCGTTCTGATCAAAGCATCTTCCGGCATATTTGAAGTTAGCAACACCGTTTGCTGCTTTTCCAGATGATACTAAGTAAGAAATCTCAACAAAGTTGGAATTATCGAGTTTTTTGCCGAAAACATCATCTCCAAAGATGAGTTCATATCTCTGATCTTCAATTTCTTGAATAAAGAAGACTTTTGAAGTCGGAGAAATGCCAATTAAGTTATTTGCAAGAGAAAACTTGCGTCTTACCGTGCTAGTTTCTGTATTTTTGACCGAAACACGAATTGAACTCGTGTCAATGTTCGCATTTGACAGAATAAACTTCTGATTTGGGTTATTTGCGTCTACAGTGAACGTCTGAGTGACGTAAGTTCCTTCAAAAATCGAAATTGCGTCAAAAGTTGCGACTCCTTCGACAACTGGAACGCTAATTGGGTCATTAATTGAGAAAGTATAACTCTCTCCATCAAAATTTCCCGATGTTGTCGCTACAACACCCTTCTGAAGAGTGATTGAAGTAGGTTTTGACGACAAAAGTGCAGTATCAAGGAGAAATGTGATCTTAGCTTGTGCAGATTTCCTTGATCTGGGGGTATATCCAATATTTCTTGCAAGAGAAACTACATTTTCTCTTAAAGTGGCACTATCAATGAACACTTCGTTGCTAACCATGTTAGCATTGTACGAAGAGACATACGTATTATACGCTAATACGTCAATAATTTGTGATAAGTTCGAACCTTCGAAGTCATAGTCAGTAAAATCCGAGTTTGCTCTCAAATATTCCTTGAGAGAACTCTTAATATCTTCGAAATCGAGGTTACTAAAGTTTACTAGTGCCATTTATCGACTCTGTTGTAATGCAAATGCCAATTCTTGTGCAGGAACATCAATTCCGATGATCCTATACTTGATTGTTATGTTTAATTCGTTGTTATCAAAATCTGGTTTTGCTCTTACAGACAATAATGTAACTCTCGGTTCAAAATTTTCAATGGTTCTCTTGATTTCATCCTCTACAACGTCTGTAGAAAGAGTATCAAGAGGCTCAAAAACTAAACGACTCACCCCTGATCCGAGATTTGGGTTAAAAAACCGCTCGGAGGGGTGAGTAAAAATCAAATTCTTTAGCGAACGAGCAATCGCCGTCGCATTTTTAACTACAAGAAGGTCGCCATTCAGCGGATTATGCTGAAAAGTGGTTCCTGTATCCTTAAATGCCTGACTAACTCGTTCGAGCGGCATGAAAATGGAGCAAATCTAACTTATTTAGACGTGTTATTCTGAACTTTTTTCATCTCTGATGCTTTTTTCATCCATTTATCCGATGCAACCTCAGTAATTAAGGTCATTCCGGACTGAATGAAGTCACGACTCTTATCAACTTGGCTGTTTGCCATGGGTTTTCGAGTATTTTCCATAGTATCTAGGTCAGGTGGAACTCTTTTCTTCTGGTGTTTCCCAAAAATAATCATCTGTGTCGCCCAATCTACCCCATTCAACACCATTTTCTACCTGATAGTACTCAGTAGAGACCTTAAAGTCGGGAATCTTGGGTTCTTGTGGTGTCAAGCTGATGTCATAGATCCTACATCTGTTGTTTGGATACAGTGCAAACTGCCCATTCTTCAGTTCTAGTAGATTAAATGACTTATGTTCCTCTGGTACTTCACTAGTTGAGTAGTCAATAGTGTTACAATCGGAGTGATAGTTGTCCAGAGTACAGATATATGACCCAGGAATCGTACCAAAGTCTCTAGTTCTTACTTCCCAGTTCATAGATGCCGTAAATTGTTTACAGACATTTACAATACCGTAGTCCATACAATTCCAAAACTGTAGGTTCGGAAGGTCTAGATCAGGATTGGGAGTCTCAGGAGATGCTACAAAGGCGCTGATAGGCAGTTTATCAAACATTGCGCCATATTCGGGTAGGTAGGTTTCAAAATAAAAAGCGCGTCCAGGAATCGACTTTGCCGATACCCAGACGCCTTCTACGAATTCACCGTGACCGTCTTGTAAATCTCTGAGATACTCTTTTCTAACCCACACTTTATAATTTGGTAAGTTAGTGATGAGTGTGCTCATTTACCTTGTCCGCGATACTTTTTGCGTTTTTTGTTGGCAGAGGTTGCGCTGTATAGAGTATTCTTTCCATTTCCTTGCCGAGATTTTTTCGGCTTACCGGGCATGAAGTTGTCTTTTCCGAGAAGACCGCTACGCATTTTTGCCATGTTTGAGACCTAAGAGTGAAATATCAAATTCCTGATCATTATAGAACCGATCAGAGAGTTCGTCAAGGATCTCTGCACATTCCTCATATGAGAGATCCGATTCGATCAACTTACCATCATAGTAGATCTGAAAGGTATTATCAGATGGTTCGGGTTTTTTCATGTCCTACACGAATCCGAGGGTCACACCAGATCTCATGACCCATCTCTTTTGCGTCGAGACAGAATGAGACATCTTCACCACACATGTCTTGGACTGCACCAGATTCAAAGACCTGCATCTTCGGAGCAAACCATGGATACTCCATGTTCTCAAAGACGCCTTTCTGAATCAGTACCCAACCAAATCCAGTGTAGTCTACCGTGAATGGCTTGCGACGCTTTGCCATCGTCTCCAAGGTTTCGTGATTCATCACTCCACCATTGCGACGGAAATCATCTTCCTCTAACCAATGAGCAACAGAGGTAGT